CTTATGAAAACATTGAAATCGGCTATTGCACTTTCTTGTTGACAGCATGGCAAGAAATGTTGTAATCTGATTTTGTCACAATAAAGACAAGATATGGTTGAATCAAAAAGCCACGGTTCATGCGGGGAAATAGCCGATGGCGAGACTGTCTATTCGTTTGGGAAAGTAGATTTTGATTATGGTGCGATTGATGGGGGCGAAGATGAGCCGGACGATAGAGTTAAGACGCTGGCCGTGGCGTTTGATAGAATTTTGAGATGGTGCTGGAAAACTCAGATGGATAGGTGCAGGCAGAAGCGAGCGGGCTTTTTCAGGTTCATGGCGTTGACAGCCGCAATGAGGCCGGATTTGATGGACAATGCGAGCTATGCCAAGTTAGGCAAGGAATATGGAGTAACAAAATCGTTGTTATCAAAACTTGCGGTGGAATTTCAGAGTGAATTCGGTGTGCATTTCAGACGCAGCATGAAAGTTGGCGCAGTAGAATCGCGCTGGGGCAAGAAATCAAATAAATGCCATGCCAAAACCAGTTAAACCAACTCCAATCTTGGTTGATACGGCCACGATATGCCGGATGTTGAACCGGACGCGGCAATCGCTTCAAGTAATAGCCAAAGATGGCAAGTATTTTCCTGTCCCAGACTTTGGGAAATGGGATTTGGAAAAGACCGTGCGCGGATTCGTCCAGTATCAGGATGACTTGCGAAAGAGCGACAGCAACAAAAAGAAAGAATTTGAGGCCGAGCGTGTCAGGAAGCTCAAGCTGGCGAACGATGAAACAGAAGGGCAAGTTGTTCGCATAGAAAAGCTGGTTGCTCTATCTGCGCCCACGCTTCAAAAAATCAAGGAAACGCTTTATGCCAAGCTGGAGAACGAAATGCCGATTGCTGTTGCGGGTATGGATGTGCCACAAAGCCGGATATTCGGCACACGACTGGCCGGGGAACTGATTAAGCTGTGGGAAAAGTTTTTCAAGGAATGGGGAATATGATATGGCTAAATTCGACAACAATATGAACGCGATAGAAAAAACATTCCAGTTTCAGAAACAATTCGGGGACTTGGTTCATTCTGCTGTTGACAGTGGAATTGCGTTGCCGAACATCATTATGACTTTGGGCGATGCAGAATTTGAATTGCGGATGCTTTTATTTAGGGTCAGGCAGGAACAGACCGCAAAGGAACTGACTTCAAAAATCATCCCTGCCAATGGCACAATCAAACTTCCGCCGATGAGATAATGGGCAATCTAGGCCAAAAGATAGCCGATGCATTACAGCCAAAGGATACCCGACCAACCCACGAATGGGCTTCCGATGGCAATGTCGAATTGTTCCCGCCAGTAACACGAACGGGAATCTTCGACGCCTCTAGTTCGCGCCATTTCATTCCGATTCTTGATGCGCTGGATGATGAGCGGACGAGGGAAGTAAACATCCTAAAACCACTCCGTTCCGGCGGCTCGTTGATTGGCGACATCCATCTTTGCTCGGTCATGGCGCGGAATCCGGGCGGCTATCTGAATGTTTTTCAGACCGAGCCGGAGGCAAAGAACTATTTCTTCGACAGGATTGAAAAAACACTTCAGGGCTGTCAGCAAGTGGCAATTCATCTTCCCTATAAATACGAGTGGAGCGAACTACGATTAAACACTGGTGCGACCATCTACACTGGTGGCCCGGCATTGAGCAATCTTCAAAGCAAAGGCGTTCGTTATCTGCGGCTGGATGAATGTTGGATGTATCCTGCTGGAAGAATTGTGGAGGCCGAAGGACGAGTAGGCGATTATCTCAAAATGGAAATGTCTAAAATTCTTCGCATCTCACAGGCCGGGCCTTACGAGCATCGGACATTAGACGAGTGCCAATGGTATCGGGCTTACACCCGCGGAACGATGCACGAATGGGAAGTCCAATGCGAACATTGCCAGAAGTATTTTGAGCCAGTATTTTCCGGCCAGCGCGAGGACGGTTCATTTTGGGGGATAACATGGGAACACCACAAGAAACAGAATGGCGACTGGGACTTGGCGAAGTGTTGTGCAACCGTCAGATTTGAATGTCCGCATTGCGGCAAACCGCTTCTTGATTGTCCAAAGACAAAATCCGAATGGAACAGAACTGGGAGATATAAAGTCATTGGTGAAGATAACAAGCGGCGGGTGTCATTTCATTTTGAGTGTGTGATAGATTTTCCGTGGGCAGATTTGGTTGAGCTTTGGCTGGACGCTTCCAATGCCTATCATCGCGGCGACATAAAGCCTAAACTACAATTCTACCAGAAACGCAGGGCGATTTTCAAAGATGAGTCCAGTTTATTACGGACAGGACTTCATCTGTCGCGTGTGCCGTATGAAATCAACAAGGATTGGCCGGAGGAACAATCTCGTTTTGCGACCTTTGACAGGCAGGAGGAAGATTTGTATTGGTGGACGGTCAGGGCGTGGAGTCTTGATAAATCACGGCGACTCGGTTTTGGGCGGTGCTTTGGTGAAGGCGACATAAAAGACGTTGCCACAAAGTTCAAGGTTACACCGAATCATGTCGGAATTGATTCTGGGTTTCTTCCCAAAGGCGACCGGGGCGTTTATGCGATGTGCTGTCGGAATGGTTGGGTGGCGATGAAGGGAGATAAAGGATATGAATATGCCCATCGGCTCAAGGGCGGCAGAATCATCCGCAAGAGCTATGCTCCATTAAGCTGGGGCGACCCGGAAATCGGGACAAAAGGCGAAGGCCGAAGATATTCTCCTCTGGTCATTTATTCAAAGGCGCAAATGAACCAAATTGTCCAGACTTTGATTGACTCAAAACGCTGGGAAGAACCGATTGAAGGTGAGAACAAAGATACAGAGGAAGAATATCAGGCGCAGATGTCGGCTCGGCGGAAGGTGGAAGATTTTGACGAGCGCACCGGCCAAAAAAAATCATTCTGGAAGGAATCAAAGAATGACCACGCCAGAGACTTGGCTAATGAACAGGTTTTATTTGCGATTTTGAGCGATTTGATTTCAGACCCGGTTTTGGAAAGGATGAGCAAAAAAGAGGAACAGGCAGTTGAGTCAAAGCAATAAATCCTGTCCATTCAATATCTCTTTTCGTTTTGACTTTTTCTTTACACCAGCTAACGCTTGCACTTTGGCAAAAACTTCTTCATCAATGCTTCTATTGGCTATTCTATCAATCCAGCCATGTGAAATCGGAAATTCAACACACATAAGTTTCAGTTGAGCATTGTTCCATCCACCATTAACACCTTGAACTGAATAAATCAAATCTCTCGTCAAAATCATATTATTCCTCTGTCTTTTTGAATCATACCGGTTTCGGTTCGGTAGTCGGTTGTCAAACAGAAACCCTCTCGGAATTTCTGTTCGCTTGAATCCTTCCAGTTTTCGGACATGGAGTTCGGCGTTTTTGGAATCTCTCGGCTCAACCTTAACCAATCGGAAGCCTCTAGCGGTAACGCCCGCATGATTCACAGATAGAGCAAAGTAGCAAAAGGAGCCTCGCCCATCTTTAAGTGCGCCGGTTTCTTACCACGCACCGTTGATTGTCAGACCGATTTGCAGCATTAGCAAGTGAGTCCGCTCGGAATCGGGTTTTATTCAGGCCGATTCAACCCATCATAAAAACAAAAAGGCCGTCAGATTTTTAGTCCGACGGCCAAATGCAATGTGCGTTGCGATTTCTGCGAGAACAGAACGAAACGACATCTGCCCCGCATATTCAAAAAGAGAATCAATCATAACGCACATTTTCTGCAAACTACTCTACCCGATGGCAGTTGTCAACTAAATCTTTCAAGGCACATTATACATTCTATGAATATTAATAATTTGAAGTTGGACTGTGGCTATTTGTTGATTTATTACCTCGGCGTTTTGTCTGAAAACCTCCACATGGTCTAAGTGAAGTTTTATCTTTTGGGTTAGGGTTATCTGTCCAGCTTGCACTTGAAGGTCAAGGGATTTTTCAAAGTCCGAATTCTCTTTTGCAATGGATTTTTGCTCGGCTTCCAGAGTGGCCAGTTCATTTGAAAGAACTGTCAGTCCGGCCTTAACCTGTTTAATGGTAACACCGTTATTGAAAGTTTGTGCTGATACGGCTAATGCACAAAACAGAATCAGAATCGTGGTTTTCATGCCCGACTAAATATAGCACTTTCCAGAATCCCGTCAATATCATTCTCTTTCTTTCGCGTTGACAATCGCCACATTATGACATGGCGTTTAATCCATTTATCGGACGCGACCTAGCTTGGCTGGAAATCAATATCCAGCAGGCACAAGATGACCTTGCGGCTGGCAAGAACATCCAGTCAACCAGCTCTGGCGATGTTCACAAAGCCGAGCGCATTGAAAAATCCATCGAATCCCGGCTGCGATTGCTTTTGGCTGCGGCCAGCGTTCAAGACCCGGAGAAATACCCGCCGGATTCCTGTTATCCAATTCAGGAGGCTCGCGTTGTATTCGCGCCATTCCAAAACATTTCCGACCCTTACGAGGCATGAGCAAGAAACTTCCAACTTCAAAGGAAATCGTTGGCAGGAGTTTGAACGCAGGCCAGCTTCCATTCCGGCAGGTTGATACCGGAAACACCTACGGCTTCAATAACACACTGATTCAGGCGGCAGTCCAAACGGACGAAAGAAAGACCGTAACGCTGGTGGATTACGATATTCACCGCACCGTTAGCGTCATTGGTCGGCGCACGTTGATGAGTTTGGCGCGGACGATGTTCTGGCGCATACCGGCTTTACAGGCTTCGATTTTGGAACAGGCAAATCTTGCAGCGAATCCGTTCACGCCTCGGTATGCCGGAAAAGATAAGGCATGGGGTGAGCGAGCGCACCTTTGGTTACACGACTGGCACAAGGTTTTTGATTTGGCTGGATGGCCTTACGATTACGAAACCTATGTAGAGCTTCTAATCGTGGCGGCAATAGTTGACGGGGATGTTTTTACTTTGCTCACACAGGATGCGAGCGGCAATCCGCGAATCCAAATCATCCCATCTCACAGGGTTGGTAGTCGTTATCAGACCGGCGGCTCGGCAAAGGTTAAATACGACGGCAACCAGCTTTTCATTGACAACATTTTAGTTGATGGAAATTTGCCGTGGAGTTATTCGACTCCGATAGAATGGCTCGCGCCGATTATTGATGGCGTGATTGTGGACGGCCAGACCAAACCGATTGCTTACCGAGTCTATGATGACCCGGTTGTGTCCGCAAAATACATGGACATTGGGGCGAGAAACATTTTCCCGACCTTCATGCCAGTGTTCCCCGGCCAACTTCGAGGCATATCGCTTCTGGCAACCAGCGTATTTGACTGGCAGGATTTGAAGGAATTTAAGGACTTTGAAAAGCTGGCGCAAAAGGCGTTTTCAACGCGGACAATCGTTGAGGAAAATGAGACTGGCGATTTAGACCCGG